AAACAATTCGTAGCCCAACCTAAAACAATTGCAAAGAAAACAGCAGGCTTTAGATAATGGCTTCTACCTCAGGACTCTCCACCTTTAACCTAGACTTCAACGAAATCGTTGAGGAAGCGTATGAGCGGGCGGGTCTTGAGGTTCGTACTGGCTATGAGTTTCGTACCGCACGCCGGTCTTTCAATATGCTTACGATTGAATGGGCTAACCGTGGCATCAATTTATGGACTATTGAGCAAGGCCAATTCGTAATGAACACTGGACAAGGCGTCTATGCTTTGCCTAGTACTACGATTGATCTCTTGGATCAGGTTATCCGTACACAGGCTAGTACGCCTAATCAGATTGATATCAATATCAGCCGCATCTCTGAGTCAACGTACTCAACGCTGCCAAACAAGCTGGCTCAAGGCCGTCCTATTCAGGTGTGGATTAACCGGCAGTCTAATGAGAGTTATTTATCCACTGCGACAGTAGCGGCAACGGTGTTATCAACAGATACAACTATTACCCTCAGTTCAACAGTGAGCCTACCAGCTACAGGATTTATCACAATTGGCACAGAAACAATCTACTACGCTAACGTCAGCGGTAATCAATTACTTAATTGTTATCGCGGTCAGTACAACGGCGTCACTAATACAACTGCCGCTGGTCATGCAATTGGCGCAACCGTAACAGTTAATAACCTCACGTCTGTAAACGTGTGGCCTACTCCTAACGCCCCTGGCGATCAGTACGTGTTTGTCTACTGGCGTATGCGCCGTATGCAAGACGCTGGTAGCGGCGTTAACGTGCAGGATATCCCTTTCCGGCTGATTCCATGCGTGGTGGCTGGTCTAGCCTATTATGTTGGTTCTAAGCGCCCTGACGTGCCTATGGAGCGCATTGTGATGCTTAAAGCCGCCTACGAAGAACAATGGACGTTAGCGTCGCAGGAAGACCGCGAGAAGGCTCCTGATCGCTACGTGCCGAGACAGTCGTTCTATAGGTGATGTATGCCTAGTAGATATTCCTCAGGTAAGTATGCAATTGCTCAGTGTGACCGCTGTGATGAGCGATACATGCTTAAAGACCTGAAGAAAGAAATTATTAAGACACGCCTTTTTAATTTAAAGGTGTGCCCTGAATGCTGGGATCCTGATCAGCCTCAGTTACAGTTGGGTATGTACCCTGTGGATGATCCACAAGCTGTACGAGAGCCACGTCCTGATGTAAGCTATCAAGCTTCTGGTACTAGCGGGTTACAGATTCTGTTAACTAACAGTACTGCTCCGGATGGTTTTGGTTTCCCAAATCAGGGTAGCCGAGACATTCAGTGGGGATGGAACCCTGTAGGGGGTTCAAGAGGTTTTGACGATCCTTTGACACCAAATTACTTGGTGTTGAACATAGAAGTTGGTACAGTTACCATATCGACAACATAAGGAGCTTAATATGGACAAAGCAGATTTAAAACAAGACAAGAAGATGATGGCTGGAGCCGTGCATAAGCACGAGAAAAAGCTGCATCCGGGTCAGCCTATGACTAAGTTTGCCAAGGGCGGCAAGACAAATGCTCAGATGAAAACTCTGGGCCGTGGTTTGGCTAAAGTAGCTAACCAGAAGAAGTCTTCCTTCACATACAAAAAAGGTGGCTAATATGGCTAAATTCAGTCAGAAGCAAGGCGGCAAAGAAGTCGGCAATGCCGAAGTCTATGCTAAGCCACACACCATGACCGGTGAAAAAGTTGAGCTGGGTAATGGCTACAGCGGCGCTAAACCTACCCGCGCAGACACAGTAAACATGTCAGTTGGTAACATCAATCGTGATGGCTACAACCCTGATGTAAAGACAACTGGTATCAAAACTCGCGGTAATGGATGCGCTACTAAAGGCGTCATGGCACGAGGCCCGATGGCATGAACTATACGCAGCTTGTTGCATCTATTGAGGCATATACGGAAAATAACTTTCCGGATATAACTCTGGCCGACGGGGCTATTGAGACCACGAAGGAACAGATAGACCGCTTTATTCAACAAGCTGAACAACGTATTTATAACAATGTTCAGTTTCCGTTTTTGCGTAAAAACATGACGGGTAATATTCAAGCGGGCAACAAGTATCTTAAAGCGCCAGACGACTATCTTGCTACATACTCTTTGGCAGTAATAGATGCGTCTGGTAACTACGAGTACCTGCTAAATAAAGACGTAAACTTTATTCGTCAGGCGTATCCCAATCCAACTACAGATACTGGCATACCAAGATACTATGCGTTGTTTGGGCCTGCGTTAGCGGGAACTACGATTACAAATGAACTGACGTTTATTCTTGGTCCTACACCTAACACAACGTACACAGCAGAGCTTCATTTCTATTACTACCCAGAGTCTATTGTGACTTCTAATACTTCATGGTTAGGCGATAACTTTGATACCGTGCTCTTGTATGGTTCATTGGTAGAAGCATATACATTCATGAAGGGTGAGGCCGACATGGTTATGCTATACAACCAGAAATATGTAGAAGCACTTGCGTTGGCTAAACGTCTGGGCGATGGTATGGAACGTCAAGATGCGTATCGTTCTGGTCAATATAGACAGGCGGTGACCTGATGGCTATTCAACAAGGCGCTACTGATGCTTTTGCAACGGGTCTGATGAATGGGGTGTATAACTTCACAACTGACTCGTTTAAGATTGCATTGTATACAGGCTCAGCTTCGCTAGGCCCTGATACCGCTGTGTACACCGCTGGGTTAACAAGTGAAGTTGTAGCTACAGGATACACCGCTGGCGGTATAGCACTGCCTGTTTCTGTTACGCCCACCTCTGCAAACAACACAACGTTTATTTCGTTTTCCAACGTAACTTGGAATGCAGCTTTAACTGCTAGCGCAGCTTTGATCTATAAGTCTGGCGGTATTAACCCAACTGTATGCGTTTTAGATTTTGGTGGGTCAAAAACATCAACAACTACTTTTACAATACAGTTCCCCACTGCAAACAGTTCAGACGCGATTATTCGCATAACCTAAGGAGAAGATATGGCATTGGTTACAACCACCAAAGGCGAAATGGACGATTCTCTTCTTGAGAAAAAAGAAGGCTTCGTAGATAATGACAACGAGTACACCACTTGGGTGGAGTATTGGTTAGATGGAGAACTTGTGCATCGTTCTGCTCATGTTCAATTGAAAAAAGCTGTGACGTTTTCTGCGGAAGCAGCGTCTTTTACTTAAGGAGCCTAACATGGCAAATACACAAGCAATGTCAACTTCGTTCATGGGTAAACTCATGACAGGCACACATAATTTTGGTACGGGTGTTATTCGCGCTGGTACTGGCGCAGATACGTATTACGGTGCTTTGCTATTGGCAAGCGGTACGTTTAACGCCTCCTCTTCTAACTACACAGGTACTGTTGGTTCAGTTACTATGTCAGGTGAAGTGTCTGGTACGGGCTACACCGCTGGTGGCGTGGCAATCACCAATGCAAACCCCCCTACGGCTACCAATTCATCGGCTACTGCTGGTGTGGCCTTCTGGACACCTTCTGCAAGTATTACCTATACAACCGTAACGTTAGCTACAGCATTTGATGCTGTAATGATTTACAACTTTACGCAAGGTTCTGCTGGCGCATACCCTGCTGTGAGTATCCATACGTTTGGTTCACAAACAATTACTGCTGGTACGTTCACGTTGACGATGCCAACAAACAACACAACAAATGCTTTGATCCGCTTGGCTACAACCTAATAGGGTCGGTGGGGTAACTCACCGGAGTAGTCATGTTTGGAATCTCCGCATTTGCTGAAGCGCCATTTGCCTCGCTTGCGGGGCAGACGATAGTTGTTGACCTTACCGGCGTCCAAGCATCGGGCGCGGTAGGATCAGTCACGGGTGATTTGGCTTGTGCGCTTACGGGAGTAGAAGCGGCAGGTTCAGTTGGTACTGTTGTTGGAGACAACGTTGTTGCACTAACTGGGGTTGAGGCGCTTGGCGCGGTAGGAGATGTTACAGAAACAAACAGCCCAGATGAAGTTGGGGTGTTGGCTAACGGCGATGTTGGAACTATCTCAATGGGTGAGAGGTTCGTTGCTTTGACAGGTGTTGGGGCAACGGGCGCAGTTGGTAATACTGATTTTTCTTATGTCGCAGCTTTAACGGGAGTTGAGGCTTCTGGTGCGGTAGGAACGGTTATTCCCGGCAAAGAGTTTGGGCTTAGTGGGGTACAGGCATCCGGTGAAGTGGGTAGTGTTGGTTTCTCACCTGTACCGGATGGTGTTTCAGCTTCCGGTGCAGTTGGTACTGTTGGAATGGGTGAACGACTTGTTGCCCTGACTGGTGTTGAAGCTACTGGCGCAGTGGGTGATGTTACTGAACAAAATAGCCCAACGGAAGATGGTGTGCAAGCTACGGGTAGTGTTGGCAACATTACAATGGGTGAACGATTTGTTGCTATCAGCGGCGTGTCAGCAAGAGGCCAAGTCGGTACAATGAATTATTTTTATTGGACAACAATTGATGACAGTGAGACGCCAAACTGGCAAAATGTTGAAATGACGGTGTAAGGACATACTATGGCACTTGTATTAGCAGATCGCGTAAAAGAAACCACTACCACGGCGGGTACGGGTACGGTGACTTTGCTTGGCGCGGCTACAGGGTTTCAGTCTTTTGCTGTTATTGGCAATGCAAACACAACTTATTACACCATTGTTGGGCAAACAGGGAATGAGTGGGAAGTGGGTGTTGGTACATACACTTCTTCTGGTACAACACTTGCCCGCACTACGGTTCTTTCTAATAGTTCGGGCACACAGCCTTCAGCATTAAGTTTTTCTGCTGGTACAAAAGACGTATTTGTAACTTATCCATCAGAGTACGCTGTGGCTGCTACTAATGATGGTACAGCAGGTCAGTTGCTTACATCAAACGGTACGGGTGTAGCTCCTACATTCCAAACTTCTACTGCTGCTAGTAAAGCGTATGTACAAGCAATCAGTATCCTAAATGGACTATAAGGATAAAAAATGGCAGTAACCAACTTTTCTCCTCTCCTTGGTCTGGCATTGCCAACTACGGGAGACTTGTCTGGTACGTGGGGCACTACGGTCAATGATTCCATCACGAGCCTAATTGATTCAGCGGTTGCTGGTACGACTACGCTTTCAGCCAATGCGGACGTAACTCTTTCAACGACCAACGGCGCGGCTAATCAAGCACGTAATGCCATCATCTTGTGGACAGCCAGTAACGGCGCTACCACTCGGAACATCACGGCTCCAGCCCAGAGCAAGGCTTACGTTGTAATTAATGCAGGCACTGGCTCTATTGTTGTTCGTGGTTCTGGCCCCACGACTGGCGTAACTATTCCTTCTGGAACCCGTGCGTTGGTTGCTTGGAACGGCTCTGATTTTGTTAAAGTTATTAGTAACCCAATTGTTCTTACCACTGATGTTTCTGGGATTCTTCCAGTACTAAATGGCGGTTCGGGTACATCAACACCTAGTTTGGTGCAAGGATCCAACATCACTATCACTGGATCATGGCCTAACCAGACAATTACCGCCGCTGCCAGTACAGGTATTACCGCTGGCCAATCCATTGCTTTTGCTTTAATATTCTCTATCTAAAGGAGTTCTCATGGCCGCACCAAATATTGTTGCTGTAACAACAATTACACCAAACACACTGTCTATCACACCTGCTGATACGTCACGTAATGCGCTTGTCGCTGCGCCTTCTTCTGGCACTGCATTTAAGATCAACCAGATCATGATTGCAAACATTGACGGCTCTGCGGCGTATGACGCAACTGTTGAGTTGCGCTTGGCTGATGGAACAACTTACCGCGCTCTTGGCTCCACAATCTCTGTGCCAGCCGATGCCACATTGATTTTGCTTGATAAGACTACTGCGTTGTATTTGCTAGACACCAGCGTAACGGGTCAGCCAAGCACATTGTGGGCTACAAGCAGCACAGCCAGTAAGTTGACATTTACAGTCTCATACGAAGCTATCACTTGATAGGGGGGCATCATGCCACTACGTCCTCCTGCTGGGTTTATCTCAGCTTTTTATGATCCGCTTAGAAACCCTAATGCGCCGACTAGCGTAACTGCATCAGGGGGCGATGCTTCTGCGTCTGTTACGTTTACTGCCCCAACAAATGTTGGCGGTTCGGCTATTTCTTCATACTCCGCCATCTCAACGCCCGGCGGATTTATTGGTTCTGCGGCATCTTCTCCTGTCACGGTTACCGGCTTGACCAACGGCACGGCATACACGTTTGCGGTGTGGGCTACAAATACTTATGGGCCTTCTGCTTATAGCGCGTCTTCAAATAGTGTTACTCCCGCAGTTCCTGTTCCGGGCCAAGACGCGTACACAACAGCTGGAACATATACGTGGGTAGCTCCGGCTGGAATAACGTCTGTTTCTGTTGTTGCTGTTGGCGCAGGTGGTGGTGGCGGCAGCTTTGCAGGTGGTGGTGGCGGTGGTGGCGAGTTGCGTTATCTTAATAATTACGCTGTAACTCCCGGTAGTAGTTACACAGTTGTAGTCGGTGCTGCGGGCACAAGAGGTACAACAACAAGCGCCCCAGCTAAAAATGGCGGTAAGGGCGGTAATTCCTACTTTGTCTCTACTGCTGTATTGAACGCTGTTGGTGGTAATGGCGGTACTGGTGGTTTAGGCAATAGCGGCGGCGGAAGCTCTGGTGCGGGTGGTACAGGCGGTACTGGCGGTACAGGCAATAATGGCGGTCCGGGCGGAAGTAGTGGCGGAGCTTCTGGCGGTTCTGGCGGCGGCGCTGCTGGTTACTCAGGTACCGGCGGCGGGGGAGTTTACCAAACAAGCACTGGCCTTGCTGGGTCTGGTGGCGGCGGTGGTGGCGGTACTGGATCATCTTCAAGTTTTTATAACGGCAATGGCGGTGGTGGCGGTGTTGGTCTTTTAGGCGAAGGCTCCTCTGGCGCTGCTCGTTCTGGCAACTTACTTGGTGGATTTGGTGGTTCTGGTGGCGCAAACGGATCAAACGGTAACGCTGGTGGTTCTGGTTGCTGCGGCGCTTATTCTGGCGCTGGTGGAGCAGGCGGGGCATATGGTGGTGGTGGCGGTGCTGGCGGAGGTACGTCATCTGCGGCTTCAAACGGCGCTGTAGGTGGAGTTGGCGCTGTGCGTATCATTTATCCCGGCACTACTCGTTCATTCCCTTCAACAAATACAGGTAACTTGTAATGGAACTCTATATACGTACTGTTAATGGCCGACCGTTTGAACACCCAATTTTTGGGGACAATTTCCGGCAGGCGTTCCCTAATGTAGATGTAGAGAATTTACCTTTTGGGTTTGCGCGTTTTGAGCGGGTAGAAGCACCCGAGATCGGCGCATACGAAATCTATGAAGGCGTAACATATGAGTGGGTTGATGGCGTAGTTAAAGATGTCCATTACATTCGCCCAATGACCGCTCAAGAACGGCAATCAAAAATTGATATGGTAAGAGCAGCTTTTACGCCACCCGAAGCCGGGTGGGTGTTTGATGAAGTTACTTGTGCGTGGGTCCCACCAGCAGAGAACACAAACGTAGCCGGAAGTGCGCCAAATGTTATTGGCTAAACCCATAGAAACCGGCGATTTGCGCGGCACTATGTACGACTTTGAGAAGGCGGGGGATATCCTGCCTAAACATAACCACACAGAGAATGATGCGCATATCACAATTGTGGCCCGTGGCAAGTTAAAGGCGTATAGCCATGACTGGGGGACTGTAGCAATCGCGGGGCAGATTCTTGATTTTCGCCCAAATGAGCCACATGAGCTGATGGCCTTGGAAGACAACACTAGAATCTTCAACATCGTTAAAAAATACAACGGTGTCAGCAATGACACGATGGAGGCATAAATGCCAAGTTATTCAGGCGTATGGACACTCACTGCTCAGTACCAAGCCAAAGGCGCGGGAAATTGGACTCCAATACCTACAGGAGATGTTGGTTTATATGCTGGCGGTAGAGGGCCAACAAATGTAATCCAATGGATTCAAATTGCAACAGCAGGAAACTCCATAGATTTTGGCGATTTAACGGAGCGAATGACAACATTTGGCGCTTGCGGTAGCGCAACTATTGGGGTTTTTGCTGGTAATGGTGATGCTACTTCTAATGTAATTAGCTATGTAACCTTTTTAACAAAAGGAAATGCTACGGACTTTGGTGATTTAACAGTAAATCAAAGCCAATTAGCTGGATGTGGATCATCTACAAGAGGATTATTTGGTGGCGGTAATGATGTTAGTTTTTCAAATGTAATTGCATATATTACATACGCCACTGTTGGTAACGCTACGGACTTTGGTGATTTAACATTAAGACGGCGGGCGCTTTCTTCATGCTCTTCAACAACAAGAGGGGTATGGGGAGGAGGCATTATTACTGGTGGTACAGCGGTTGCAGATATTGATTATGTAACCATAGCAACTACTGGTAACGCTGTAGGATTTGGAAATTTAACACAAGCTCGACTAGGTTTAGCCGCTTGCTCATCATCAACTCGCGGTGTGTTTGGTGGTGGGGGTAATGCGGCTGGAAGTACACAATACAACATACTAGATTACATTACTATTGCTTCCACTGGTAACGCTATAGATTTTGGCGATTTAATTACTGGTGTATCTTTTTTAGCTTCATGTTCAAATGCGACTCGTGGTACTTTTGGAGGTGGGTATCTTTACACTAATGTTATTGCTTATGTAACAATTGCTTCCACTGGCAATGCTACTGACTTTGGTGATTTGCTAGAAGCAGAAGATGAACTTGCCGCTTGTTCTAATTCCAACGGAGGTTTATAAAAATGGCAACATCTTCATGGAACGCAGGGATCATCAGACCCGTAGCCGTACCTCCTGCTGGGCCGTATCAAGACGGAGCGGCTCCCGGTGTCTGGACATTGGACCAAGCAACATTTTGGATTAAGCAAGGGCTGTGGCCTACTGCGGGGAATACGCCTAGAGCTTTATTTGGTGGTGGAGAAACTAGTGTTAAAGTTAATACAATTAACTACATCACTATTACTACAACGGGTAACGCCACAGATTTTGGCGATTTAATTAACAGTGCGTACAATGCCTTTGCAGTTTCTAGCTCTACTCGTGGAGTTTTTGGTACTGGAGATGTAGCTGGTTCGTCAAACGTGATGTCTTATGTAACCATTCTTACAACAGGCAACTCAACAGATTTTGGCGACTTGACCTTAACAAAAGGTTATGGGGGCTGTTCAAATCAAACTCGTGGATTATTTTTTGGTGATGCACCGGGAAGCGCAATTTTTTACATCACTATTGCAACCACTGGAAATGCCGTAAGTTTTGGTAATTTAACAGTCGCTGTCGAACGTACCACTGGATGTTCAAGCCCTACACGCGGTATTATGTGGGGCGGGGATGATGGTACAGGAGATAACACCATCAACTACGTTACGATAGCTACAACTGGCAACGCTACTGACTTTGGAGATATGCTTTTTGGCGCACCCTCTGGGCCGGGATCATGTTCCAGTGGCGTAAGAGGGGTAATAGCAGGTGGAACCACTAACTCAATTAACTACATAACAATTGCATCTACTGGAAACGCAATTGACTTTGGTGATTTAGCTAACGCCGTAACTTTTGGCCCAGTTGGTACGGGTAGTTTAACTAGAGGTGTTTTTGGTGGCGGTAGCGGATGGTCTGGCGGTGGAAATACTATTGCATACATTACCATAGCCTCTACAGGCAACTCAACAGATTTTGGCGACTTGCTTTATGCACCCCAGTACAGCCCCTCGGCCTGCTCTAATGTGCATGGTGGGTTATGATGAAATCCCCCACAAACAGGAGAACCCTTTGAGCAATGAACTGATCCTTGGCAACATGAACACTGCGCTGGTTGTAACAAAACCAGAGTACAACTTGATGTTGAAAAACATTCAAGACCGGATGCCTGCCGTCACACGCGACACCAGCAACTTCCACAAGTCTCATAGCCAATTTATGTCGGTGACGCTGGATGTAACAGCCATCACCCCAATCCGTTCTATTAAGCACACCCTTGCCGAGATCGACAGAACCAAATCAGCACTGCAAGAAGCCTACATTGGCCTGCGTAAAAAGCAAAATGAGTTAAAAAAGAAACAGCGTGATCTGGAAGCCTCAACCGATGCGCTTGACCGTGAGTTGCTTGAGATTGAAATCTTGGAGTTGAACAGCCACCTTGAAGGAACGCAGAACCATGTCAATGGTGCATTGCGCAAAATGAACTTTATGGTGAACCAGCATAAACAACTGTTGGAAGCTGTTGGTAAGAACGAGATTACTGAAGAAGACTACGAGAAGGAAGAGTCCCGCTATCACATCATGACCTGCATGAAGCAAGCCCTGAATGCGGCACGTTCACGCAACGGCTTGATTGACGAAGGCAACCTGATATATTTGTTTGACTTGGGTATCAACGCCGCTCAAGCGCAAGCCGAAGTGTTTGCTTACCTGAACATGGAGAACCAGCTTATCTCCAATGGCAACGCCCCAACGCATGAAATGACTATGCGCTGGCTTGAGGCTTGTGCAGATAAGTGGGAGAAAGACCCTGAAGTCTTTGCCGCTCGTCGTGGCTTTTCTGTGTTTGATCCTACGTCTCTTACCAACACACCACAGTTGGAAAACAAATAATGCACCTAGTCGTCGGCACACCATGTTATGGGGGGATGATGTGTACTGAGTACACTCAGTCCCTGCTGGCGCTCAAGGAAGCGTGTTTGGTTAACAACATCAAGTTGACCTGCGTATTCCTTGGTAATGAAAGCTTGGTGCAACGTGGCAGAAACACCATCGCGCACCACTTCATGCAGATGCAGGATGCAACCCACCTGATCTTTATTGACGCTGACCAGAAGTTTGTGGCAAACGACATTGCACGAATGATTAAAGCTGACAAAGGTATTGTGGGTGGCCCAGTCCCTATGAAGGGAATTAACTGGGATAGGGTTCGTCAGGGCGCTGTTCTGAACCATCCTGCCCTGCACAAACTGACGGGCATTTTTAATTTAAACAAGCTGGATGGTCACGAGATGATTAGCCCAGACTTGCCGTTTCAGGTAAAGCATATCGGCACAGGATTTATGTTGATCCGCCGCGATGTTTTTGAGAAACTACAGCCTCATGTGGGCTGGTATGACAACGGGGGTGTAACCGTCCCTAAAGGCGAGAAGGTGTACGACTACTTCAAAGTACAGAACTACGACCACGAGCTTCTGTCTGAGGACTACAACTTCTGCCACTTGTACCGTGAGCATGGTGGAACCGTCTGGGCCGCGCCTTGG